TTTTGTTCTAATTCAGAAACGGGTTGAGGGTTTTCTCCATACTCTTGTGTGGAGAAAACAACAGCTAACATAAAACTTTTTGTTTCTTTAAACTGAAAATGAATAATCTGCCAACTAAATTCACCATCAGGCTCTAATTCTCGATTCCAAATATTTAGAAAGGTTTCTAAATAACCTTCTAATCCTTTTTGAGTTTGACGGTTTTTATTAATATCACTGAAAAGTCCTTGATGCTGTTGAGGATAGTTTTCAACAGGTTTTACTGACTCACTGTCTTGAATAGAGCAAGAATGACAAGAATTAAATGGAAACATAAAGGGCATATTGATTGCCATCAAGATATTAGGAAAGTTTAATAATTTGTTACAGATTAACTATATTAGATTTATTCTCTGTAAAAATTAAGATTACACCAAAAGGAATCTTTCCAAAAATTTATCAATTTTATATTTTTTTCAGCTATTAATTTTCGCCAAAGACGAAAATTCTCAAAAAAATTATACCATCCAAAAGGAACATCTTCTTTAAGGGTAGTCCAAATAATAGGTAAATAGCTGTTGATAGGTTTATAAAGTTTGTTACAAACATAAATATAAAAACCAAGAGACAAAGTGTAAAACAACCCTTTGGTGATTAACATAAATCCCCACACAAAAATTAAAAACAAATTCAAGATTAAGGCTATCGGTTTTATTTTCATTTTTGACCTTTAATAGATTTTAAAGTTATTACTATGCTAGTTACACAAAAAAACCAAACATACCAAAATTTAAAAATCAATTCTGTTTCTGTTAAATGTGAATAAATGAATCTAATACTGAAAATTATAAAAGTATTAAAACTCATGACAGCAATCAAAAGGTAATAGTTTATTTGTTTAGTCTTTTTCATGTCTTATTAGTTTAATCTTTTTAGGTGTTTTATATTACTTTACCACAATTAAAGTTATTTGTCTATAGTTTTGATAAGAAAATAAATTAAATTTATCTTTTCTGCCGTCAGTGTTTTAAGTATCATCAAGATTTCTATTAATTTATCCTTAAGTTCTTTTTTAGTGGGTTCTGTGTCACTTGGTTCATACTTGCAATCTACTTAACAAGTCAAGCCGATTGTTACTAGATGAAATTTTGGCCGCAATTGCTATAAGTAACCCACTTGCAATCTACTTAACAAGTCAAGCCGATTGTTACTTCGCGGTTTATCAGGCTTAAAACACCCCCATTGTGCTTGCAATCTACTTAACAAGTCAAGCCGATTGTTACGCATTGCCTCAAGGTTAGGACACGGTAAACCATCCTTGCAATCTACTTAACAAGTCAAGCCGATTGTTACTGTGGGGAGGGTTCCCCAGATTGCCGCTACTCTACCCTTGCAATCTACTTAACAAGTCAAGCCGATTGTTACTCAGTGAATATAAAGCCGCTCTAGCGGCTTACGAGATGCTCAAACTTGCAATCTACTTAACAAGTCAAGCCGATTGTTACATTAAGCGGGAAACTATCCCTATTTACCGTTATACTTGCAATCTACTTAACAAGTCAAGCCGATTGTTACCCAGTCTCCCAGAGTGTAAGCTGCGTATAGCCTGCGTTGACTGTTTGCGCGGGTTGCGAGTGGATCGACCTTTTCCTTGTTTTTTTCTTGAGTGTCACTGGCTCGGAGGTCAAAACCAGTAAGGTTTCGAGGGTTTCTTCGCCAAGTAACAATCGGCTGGACTTGTCAAGTAATTCCTCCTGCGCTGATTCCTTATCGAAATCCTTCAGAGGCTTAACTTCCCCGGTACAAGCCGGGTAGCTTCTTACGAAGTCTGCTTTCCCTAAGATGTTGATTGCGGCGGCCACATCTCTGGGTAAAGTACATCCACACTCTAAACATTTATGGGTGCGGGTTGATAAACTTTTTTTAACACGATTGCCACAGCGAGGACAATCTTGGCTGGTGTAAGCTGGTTGAACTTTGATAAACTCTCGGTTGGGAGTTTTCATTTTCGTTTCAAGAAAACCAGTTAATTGTCCTAAACTAGCATCAGCAAAGGATTTATTTAATCCCCCTTTAGCTTTCGCGTTATTGCGTTCGTAGCCTTTACCGTCTTCTCTTTTTTTCGGTTTAGGTCGTCGCATTAAATTCTTTAAGTTGAGGTCTTCTACGGCTACAGCGCCATGATTTCTAGCAATATCGGTACTTAGGGCATGATTAAATCCTTTGCGTTGTCTTGCTATTTTTTCGTGAGTTTTAGCAACTTTAGCACGAGTTTTAGCGAGATTTTTGCCGTCTTTATTTTCCCCTGCTTTATACTGTCTAGCGGTTTTTCTTTGCAGTTTTGCTAGTCTTTTTTGCTGTTTTCTATAGTATTTGGGCGGGTCAATTTGTTGGCCGTCGCTGGTACTAATTATATATTCTAGTCCTACGTCAATACCGATCGCTTTATCGGAATCAGGTAGATCATCTACTTCAAATTCACCAAATAGACTTAGATAATATCCCGATGGGTATTTGATAATTGATACGGTAGAGGCTTTTCTGTTACCCCACCGAATATCTAAAGTATTGTTGACAATCTTTAAATCGCCTAATGTTTTGCCACAGCTACCTATAGATATTTTATCCCCTTTTCTAACAGCGCAATCGCTGATCTCAGAATAAAGAGATTTAATTTTATCTTCTTTTCTTTTAAATCTAGGAAGTTTTCTGTCTAAATTCTTTTTATCGAGTTTGGTGTAAGCTTTCCAGGAATCAGCAAGCTTTTTTAAAACCCCTTGGACAAAAGCCATAGGGATGTCCTTGCATAGTTCTGGACATTTTTCTTTTGTAATACAGCCACATAACCCAAAATAATTATCAGATTTTAACCGCCGTTGAATAGGAATATGAACAGGATAAGAGTGACTTGCTTTTTGTCTTTTTTCTCTAGCTATCTGTATTTTAACTTTTTGCTTGCCAGTTAAATATTTAGGGGTGTAAAGGGGATTAGGAAGGGATTTACCTTTTTCGTTTTTCAGGGAGTCAATAAATTGAGGTTTTTTAGCTAAACGACGTTTAACCCGTTTAACTGGTTTTCCTGTTATTTTCTCAAGCTCGTCGTAATACTTATTAAGCTGATATTCCATCAGTAGCTCTAGCCCAAAATTCCAGACAGCTTTAAGCTCGTCCATCCAGCGATCAATATAGGTTCGCTGAGTGGCATTAAGGTTAAGTTTTATGTCCGCAATAGTTTTCTTGACTAGCATGGCTTTTATGGATCGACCTTCTTTCATTCTTATTTAAATCTACCACAACCCTACTAGAAATGTCAAGTAAAAAGTCTAAAGATTTTTTGGGATACCAGTTCCCACATCAGAACCTATAGCCCAACCCTTATAAAAGTTAAAGGCAGTAGTATCAATATAAAGAGAAAACCCTATAGCTTCCCAGCATTCTAATAGTCTTAGTACATCAACAGTCTGAACCGTATAATTTGATCCTGTATTAGTAATAAGAAATTCTTGAAAAATTTCTGGGGCGATATAAACATTAAGACTAGGAACATCAGCATGAGTTGAAAACAAATTACCAGACTCTTCGGCTAATTCAGAGGTAATCCCAACTGAAATATCGTTTGTAAGCAATTTTTTATAAACTGAATCGCTTTTATCAGGAAAAACCCATGCAATAAATCTAACAATATAATCAAATTTTAATTCTGTTTGATCTTTGGCAATTTTTCCAGTTACTCCATAAACAGGAGCATTAAAATTTTGTTGCACTTTTGGAGAATTAGACATAACTTGTAGTAAAAAAGATGCTAAACTATATTTGACTAACTTAAATCTACCATAAGCCTACTAGAAATGTCAAATGAAAATAAAGATAAAAATTATTATCCTCTTAACGTCCGTACATCAGAATCAGAAGAGAAAAAGCTAAAAAACTACTGTAAAGCCCAAAAGCGGTCAATAACCGAGGTAGTCCGGGAATTGATTAGAAGTTTGCCAGATAACTAATACTCAAGAGTGTTGTCGGAATAGCCAACACAAAAAGTGCCAGTTCATAGACTGGCACTTTTAACTTTATTCTCCGATTAATAGCTGACGGTTTCTAGCCTTAGAAAAAAGCTGCTTAACTTCCTTGAGGTTTTCGGTGGGGACATAGGATGCTTGATTAACTCGCAACCCCTGACACACTAAATGAGAATGACCGTTTTTCTCCAACCAACGCTCTAACTCTCTTCCAGACTTGAATCCTAGTTCTTTCCCTAGATCGGCAGTGGAACGACCCTCAAAACTCACGTTTCGTCCGTTTTTACAGATAATTGTCTCAGTAATTTTTTCAACCTTCTCGATCACAATATCTGGACGGCCATCTAACAAGGCTAAAACCTCAGCACCATGTATTAATCGAATTGCGTCACGCCGATCCATATAATAGGTTTTGGCTTTTGTCAGTTCTAACTCAAGTTCTAATTCTCGAATACGTCCACTTTGAGCGGGGATTACTTCTTT